TTCTCTATGATAGTATACCCATGACTAGCCATCCAATAAGAGAAGGAATGAAACCAGTCTAATAGAACCCCATCAGCATCAACGAGGATAATCTTTTCATTAATTTTCATTGTAGCCTTTATAACTATGTATCGTGCGAATCAAAAAAACTATTTTTTTGCTTTGCCTTTTGCTCACGTTGTTCTTTGACCCATTCTTTTTTTAGGTCATACCTTTTATTATCTTTCTTATGTGAAAGATAATCATCATCATCATCCCATTCTCCAAAACGCTTGGTATAACGTTTGCCTTTAGACATTTTTCGGCTTCCGCCCTCTCTTCTTTGTTTCTGGTTTTACTTCGGCTTCAGTTGTGATGTTTAATCCGAGTGCCTCATTGATTACATCGATTGGCAATTCTTTAGGGGGCTCTTGCAATAACACCTTTTCCATGAATATTGCATCATCTTTGTCTATTGATTCAAGCATTTCGATGAAAAGCATTTCTCTTCGATACTGAGTTAAATTATCACCATCATAACCTTCAATGAAATATCTTAACTTTCGTGACTGACGATATAACATACCGTGTGATTCAATTTGAACTGATGGCGTATACGGGGGAATTGAGTGTGATGGAATATTCCACTTAAAGTTTTTCTTATCGTACATTACGGTAATGAGCGCTCGAAGTGCCTCACCATTATGTTGTTTAAGCCATTCTATTTGTTCCTGTTTGGTTGGTAATTGAGTAGCCTTATTAAATATCTCTGATAATGAAATTGTTGCCAATATTTTCTCCATGCGCTTTAACTACACCGGTGTAGAAAGCTGTTTTGATGTGTTTGATTGTTATTCTGTATGATAGAATCATGTAATGGAACAGGTGAAAGCTATACTCTCTAACATTGTATTCCATTCATGATTATTTATATAGAATAACAACTCTATCAAAACTCTCCAATTGATTCCGTAAGAAGCCTAAGGCGGTTTTTCATAAAGAAACCTAGCAGTTGTGACCGATCTTTAGTATTTTCACTATTGTATTCTTCTAAGATCTTTTCTTTAAGGTGATCTGGAACCTGTGAAAGATCAATAAGCATTTTATTTCGTGCATAATTACGCTGCACTTCTGCATTCATTTTATCAATGTTAGCAAATTCTTCAAGTCTTTTCTTTGTAACAGGTTTTTGCCGAATATTCATAACAAACGAATTGTCTGGAGAAAGAATATTTGGAACACCATCGCCAATATCACCTTTAATGATATGTTCAATCAAATACTGTTCTGGGTTTGAGTGCACAACCCACTTCTTCATTACTGGATTGTACTGCTTAACGTTTGCATATTTATGAAGTTGAATGTAGTCTTTATCGCCAGATAGGATGAGTACTTTTTCTCCAGTGTTAAGTTCTCTTCCTTCCTTATGGGTAATAGTTGCGATAATGTCATCTGCTTCACAGCCGTCGACTTGAATAACTTTGTAAGGAAAGACGTCTTTTAATTCTTGTTTAATTTTGTTCAATGCATTAAAAATTGAAGTCCAATTGAGCTCTGATTCCTCGCGGTGTTTACGCCGCGCAGCTTTGTAATATTCAAACTTTGATCTACGCCAATAGTTCTTATCATCTGCGCAGATTATCAACTCGCCAAATTCATTTTTGAATTTTGTACGATTGAACCGAATTGAGTTCAGAACCATATGGCGAATCATACTTTCATCTACTTCAGCGTTTTGATGATTGCCAATTTGTGCCATTAGATTCGAAATCATCACCTGATTTAAATCTACGAGGATAGCCATACTTTACTCCTATTGACTATTTTATAAACATGACTCATCGATACACCTTTACGATAATAGTGTCTTCGTTCAGGCGACCGTTAGCAACGTTTGATTTGGTATTAATATCGATAAACAGTTTTCCAACACGAGCCTTTGTGGCTTTTCCAACTTCAGTGAGGGTATCTTCTGGTTTACGAAGCGTTTTCCGCAGAGACCCGTTTTCGCGAATGTTTGTGATAGTCGTTCCCTTGATTGAAAAACCTTCTACTGAAGCAGCAATCAGTTGAACTAGAAAGCGATATTTAGTGTTGAATAGATACACTTCAGTCGAACCAATGATGTTAACTGGATCAACTGAGGTAAGTTTGAATTCAGAACTTTCCTTTTGGAACTTGACTTTTTCTACGAGTTTCTCAACCGGAATTTTCTTTTTTACACGAGCTTGCCGCGGCTTTCGAACAGCTGCAGCTGTGGCAGCGTTCAAATATTTCGAACAATCATCAATGATATTTTTGATAAAGGCAAGATAATCTTTCTTGTCCTTTACGGTCTTAAGATGACGATAGCCTTCAACAAGATCTTCGGTCTTCTTTACTACCAACTCTTCAACTTCATCAAAAAGTGGTTTATAATAGTCGTGCACTCTCTGTGCAAGAGGTTTCGGCGCGGAGATCTTTTTAAGTTCATTAAACACGGAATAGTTTTCAGCATCGAACCCTTCGTGCTTTTTCTCGTAATACAAATCGATCATATCTTCAACATTAGCGATGAAATCACCGGCCTTTTCGGAAAGTGTATTCGTTGTAGTTTTCACACTAACTGTTGGAGTATTGTTAGCTACTTCGCGAATGGCTTTCCCAGCTTCTACAACCTGATCAATACCACTATTAATCCAAGCCATGCGGGCCTGAGTAAATTCTGCACCATCAGAGAGCATTTTACAAAGGCCACCAAGAGTAGTATTAACTCGCCAATCCGGAGACTCGCAGAAATTTGCATAGTCAGAAGACCGGTTCTTTTTCACCCAAACTTGTGCCCATTTGAATGCATCTTTGTGATCGTAAAAGTAACCATAGTGCCGAAGATTCTGAGCAACAGCCTTCTCTGAATCTTCAATTCCGATCCAGTTGGTGATTTCTTCACCGATGTGTCTTTCTTCCAAGATTTTTGCCGCACTGGACTTTCGCTGCGGTACTTTCTTCGCCTCAGGCTTTTTCTTTTTCGCTGAAATCGACTTGAGTGATGCCATGTGATTTTCTCCTTCAGATGTTAGTATATACTATCACAAAAGAGATGTCAACAGGCTTTGCCACTCTAAACTACGATTATTCCAAGAATAGCACTCATTCAGGAAATCTTTTCTCTCGTTTGTCATTGTTATCCCATTAGATACGTCTTCAATGGCATCTTCGAGTGTACTGGTGAACCTCTCGATGTGGTCTACAGTATCTTCTGTATAGTCATACATATACGTATGACCCATGGCTGTTTCAGGAAGAGCACCAAGAGACGAGTGAACACACGTTAGCCCCGCGCACATCGCTTCAATAAGTACTAAACATGACGTCTCTTGCCAAATCGATGGATACGCTAAGATGTGCGATCGATCCAGTTCTGCGCGAATCACTTCATTTGAAACTGATTTTGAATAGTTGATACCAGGATGTGCTTTCAATTTTTCGAACAAACCCATGTATGGTTCATCACGAACGTTCCATCCATAGAGATCAAACGAAGAGAAGACGTTCAATTCAATTTTGTCACCGTACCTTTTATATAGCTTATCGTACGACGGCAAAAGCAATTCAAGACCACGATGTGGTGTCGAAAAATACATTAGACGAATAACATCGTCTTGATTTGAATCATCTTGCGGCCAATATCGCCATGCTTCATCTGGATGAACAAACGGTGTAATCGCGTTCTGCATTACTACACCTGTGCCGTATGGTACACCTAAATACGCGTTATACATATGTTGTTGCCAGTGACTGACAAACACGAGTGTATCAAACTTAGCCCATCCACCATTTTTCAGATGTTCTACTTCTGGATCACCAGGAAGGTCATGGAGGACTAATATTCTTTTCTTAGTAGGATCTAATTCGCGTACTCGCGAATGAATGATTTGAAACTGTGAAAGCAACTCTGGAGGAAGGGTATTAATCCGATCCGCCATGAGCTCAGTTCCACCCCGCGCTTGATTAGGATGCAAACTCTTGTCCATTCACGTTCTTAAGACTATTCCACCTGAAACTTCTCCAGCCTTGATTGATAGTGTCAAACACGGCAAGAAATTCCTCGTTAACAACCTTTTCTTTTTCTTGAATGTGTTGCTCAAGGTCTACTTGTTTAGGCAGACGATCTTGTTTCAGTGTACATGTCATAGCACGAATTGTGCCATCCTTTTTCACAAATTCAATATCAATTACTTCATTCTTAAGAAGTTCAATAACGCGAGACTTTTCCATCACCATATCCTATAAGAGTGTTTTCAATTTCAGTTGCAAGATCGGTGGAACTACCGATATATCGACCATCCCACCAAATTTGTGGAACAGTCTTGAAGTCTGGCTTCCGCGCTTTCAGTTCATCGTAGTATTCAATATCGACATCCATATTATGATAAACATATTTGAGATTTCTGTCCTGCGCCATTTTGACCGCGTTTTTGCAATAGACACACGTAGTTGTGCCATAAATCTCGATCATTCGGTATCAGCTTTCTTATGGATGCGCGAGTTGTCCTTCATACGTTGGACGTAATCTTTACCAGACAGACGAACCTTGATGAATCGCTTGTTGGTTTGCTCTTTATTTGGATTTGCAATTGTGATTACAACGTCTTTACCCGCTTTAAGAGCAGCCATTTGATTTAGCAGTCTATCCCCGGATTGAAGATATTCGGT